ATCTGGATATACTTATCGTTGTATTTGTCATACACTTTCAAGTAGTTGTTATCAATAAACAAATATGAAGTGCTTGAGAATGTAGCAGCAGTTGTGATAGCATCAGCATTAGGAGTTGAAGCTCCTACGATATCTGATCTTGCAGGTGAGCTAACAACAACGCAGTCTTTACGCTCTGTACCAGCAGTTGCCACTAAATCGTTAACTACGGTTGTTTGATCTGTTCTACTAGTCATGCCGGGTGCAATCAAGAAATCGACTTGTACTGCATCTTTATCCTCTAGGAGATCAAAGCCTGTAGCTACTTCTGCTGTACCTAATGCAGCACTATTAACGCCGTTATCTAAAGATAAGTCATCAGAAGAATCTGTAGTTGCATTCATCCAGATATACTCTGAACGTCTGTTAATTACATTTTTCATATAATTACTTGAACCGTCATCATTAAGAGCAGCAGCTAATTCTGATACAAATGGGAATGTTTCTAGTACTGTTCCTGCAGTACCTGAGATATCACCATCGCTATCTACAACTGCTATATGCTGTTCGTTAGCTGTAGGAGCAGCATCGAACTTGCTAGCATATGCCCATCCGGTCCATGTAGCTGGACCAGCTGCAGATACCTTAAGAGAGTTACCTAAAGCACCAGGATACTTAGCATGTACTTTACCAGTCCATGTACCGTTATCCCATGTATCACTGTTTTTAATTAGCGCAGGTGTGCCTGATACATCAGCTGCGTTCCGTGCAGCAGAAGAGACAGCTCTTACTACTTGCATGGAATTTGAATATTTTAGAAAGTATGCAGCAGAATGAAAATCTACTGTATGTGAGTCGTCTGGGTTTCCAAACTGTTCAGCAAGTCCCGCTTCATTAGATATGAGCGTTGCTTTCTCAGCTGGTCCCCAGCGAAAGTTACCTACAAACGCGCCAGTTGAAGATTGAACATTAGGCACTCCGCCTGTCAGATCAACTTCTTTGACTACGATTGCCGGCGACTCCGAAGGAGTAAATAATGCCATTGTTCGTTCCTTTTCCAGTAATCGAATTATATGTTTTCATAATACGGAATTCAATTACTGTTATTTATCATTTTTATTATTTAGTAAAAATTGTTGCGAAAATCATGCTCAATAGCCCATGGTTCTCTAATATTATCAGTTCTTTCCACTTCTTCTAAACCATCATCTACAAACCCAAATGGTACCATATCATTATCAATCTCTTTCATTCTATTTTTATACATCATTTCTTTTAGATTAATATCAGTTATTTCTCCGAATTGACTAGATAAAGAGAAATATCCAAACATTACAAGATTCATCATAAGATCATCATGATTACCATCTGAGGCTTCATATGATTGACCTTTAGCAATAAATGTAGATATTTCTAATATTGTATTCTCATCAACTATTTCTAGCTTTTGAGTTTCTAAGATATCTTTAATTGTAGAACAACCTAGTCTCTTAACCTTGCGGTTCATCTCAATACCTAAAGCATTAGCTTTTATAGCTGACTCTACATGCATGTTTTCATATTCAAAGTCATAATATAATCCATTACATACAACAGCGCCTTGATCATTAGCTTCTATAACCACATAAGCTTCATTATAGACTTTAGCATATTTATAAATAATATTAGGGAAGAGGATAGGAGAGATAACATTATTGCGATAAACAGCAACCTGTTTAAAAGGTCTTGTGCTAATATCGATCACATTAAAAGTAGAATAGTCCTGTCCTCTTCCTTTTGATACATCTACAGTCATGATATAATCATGACCTTTCTGAGTCTCCTCATAAATATAAACACTGTTTCCTTCTAGCATAGCCTTAGGAGACGACGCTCTCAGTGCCATTAAGGTTTCCGCATTAACCAGAGTGTCTCCGGTCCCAAAGAAAGTATTACCAAACTCTTGATCAAACTGTAACTGCGAAGTGTTAGCAATAGTTTGCATCTTCCACGCTTCGTCTCTACCTGGAACATCCCACCAATCTACTCTAAACGGAGTATACTCATTTACTCCCTGTATAGCTCCTGTCCATATCTTTTCAAATATATTACCAATACCATTAGCAGTAGAGGTGATAATAACTTTAGTATCTTTACCAGATGAGATAACAGGATATGTAGAAGTGTAAAACTCTGCAGCTCTTTCAACAAATGCAAATTCGTCGAGGTATAGTAAGTTAACAGACATACCACGAATAGATGAACCAGATGTAGCTGCAGCAACAATTCTACTATTATTACTAAACTCAATCGATCTCTTGTTAAGAGCTTTACATCCAGGCTGTAAGAAGAAAGGAAGATTCTCTAGCATAAGAGTGATACGCTGTAACATCTCACCTGCAGTAGCACCTTTGTTAGCTAAGATAGCAACTGTCTTTTCTGGATTAAATAGAACAAACCATAAAAGATATGCAACAGAAGATATAGATTTACCTGATTGTCTACAAGCCAATACAATATTAAATCTATTATCATTAAATTTTTTAAACATTTTCTCTTGATATGGATATAGCTCAAAGGGAACTAATCCTTCATCAAGAGAAATAATTTTACAGTAAGTAGAAGCGAAGTAGCTTGGATCCTTCATGCATTTAGCATATTCAACTATTTCTTCATTTGTCCAGTTATGAGTAACACCATCTCGTTTAACATTAATGTTACCATTATATGAATCAGTCATCCTTCTTATAATCGCTAATGTCAACTATATTTTCCTCATTATCTTGTTGTAACAGCATACGCTGTAAATCACTAGTAGACCCAATAAACAAGTTATTGGTAGTCTGACCAGGTAATTCCTTTACCTCATCAGTTCTATCGAAATCTTTTTTCTTCTTATGAAGATCCATCAATGAGCCGTTTATATCACCCATGTTCTTCATCATCCCAGAGAGTACTTCAAAAGCTCTAGGATGTTCCGTAGCTCTAGCTACTTCCATCATATCATCTAAAGCTTCTGATCCCTTTGCTAAAAGGTCGTGATAAATTCTTCTGGAATATTCAAAGTCATTTTCTGCATTATCTTGTGTCATATTACTAAACTATATTAATAATTCCACCCATAGCTGGATGAGTTGTACATTGATATTTCAATCTTGGAGGAGCTAGCATTGAAGGTATGATAGATACTATCCCAGATGAAGCAGAGTCGCGATTATTAGTTACTCCGATTTCATATGCATTACCATCAGAGTCTTGTATCTCTAACGGATGACCCCCACTCTGATTAACAAAAGAATACTTTTCCCCTCTTCTTAAGTATAAAATAGGGTCTGGAGCAATAGTGGGGAAAAAATTATTATTAGAATCATTAAACAAATACGCTGTAGTAGAGTCATTAGCTGTTAACAAGAACTTATATGATAGAGCAAAGCCTTTCATATCTAAGTTATTAGCTAGCGCAGGGTTAAGGTCATTAGCTAAAGCTGTACTAGCTGTTGATCTTGCTTGTACATAATCAGAATCTATCAATGCTATAGCTTCTGCTGAATCTAATGATACAGTGGGAATTAAAGAAAGAACATCGCTAGAATCTATACCTATTAATTGACGAGCTTGAATAAAATCTGAATCAATTGTATCAAATTTATTATTAATTAACAATTCAGTATCAGCTTGAAAATCATCTGCAAATATATACTTTCTTTGCTTTGTAAATACATAATCTGAATCAACTGTACCTAATACTTGTTCTTGGTAGTAGGTAGTGTAATCAGGTGCTCTTAATGCAACAAATGCTGAATCTACATACACAGCAATAAAGTCAGCATCTACATGAGAATCAATAATACCCATAGTATCAGTAGAGTCTAATTTAGTGTATCCCTCACTAGAAATTAGAGAAGAAACAGCTGCAGTATTTAAAGCGTATGTGTTAATATAGCTGCTATCGATGAGATTAATAATCTCAGATGAATCTAATAATAATTGAAAGGCTTCAGCTGAATCTAAGGCTACGGATCGAGCAATAGAAGCAACTCCGGCAGAATCAATAATCCTACTATCTAGTTCACTAAAGTTGGTATCCATCTCTGTATGAGTAAGAGCTGAACCTTTTGTGGTTCTTAATGTAATTGCCATGTTATCCC